ATCTACCATATTTTTATTTAATAAAATTAAGTACACACAATGCAATTACAACACTACCAAGTATTGCAACAGAAATTGTCATTATCCAATACTCAAATTCTACATTCCTAAAATAATCTTTCTTAGCTATATTATTTGTAGGCTTATTCTTTTGTTCACGCAGTTTCCTAAAGTAACTACTTATAGCCAAAGGCTAATAATTTATTCCAAGTCACACTTCCTTCACAACCAAACACTTGGAGAGTTCGTTGTAAAAATTCTCATACTTTTTCAATCTCTCTATTTCAGTATCCTTCTTTTCTAATTCTTTTTCAATATCCTGTAACTGTAACTCTAAAACAACAATCTGTTTCTTTAATTCTTCGCATGGGTCTACAGGGACAGGTGGTTGTGGAATTACCACAGGAGTACCGTCCACATTGGTAACGTCATCCTTGGTTGGTTCGTTGTAACTTGTATCGGCCACCCACCCATTGAAGTCTGCCCAATAAATATCCCACCACGTAAAACCGTCAGCTATTCTTGGTCCGTCTTTTATTTCTCCAACGCTTCCCTTTTTTGCCGTTCCTGTTACTTTGTATTTCGTTCCACTTCCTTCTCGTATGTTCATATCGTTTGTGAACTTCACTCGACCGCCCTTTGCCAAGTCAGTCAACACAATATACGGCATTGGGTCTTCGTGACTACCCCAAACCGTTGCTTTCTTTTGCACCCCAAAGTGAACATGAGCACCCGTTGTATTTCCACTGTTGCCAGACTTTGCTATTATCTGCCCTGTCTTAACTACTGCGCCAACCTTTAAAAGGTTTTTACTATTATGTAGGTAGTAACAACCTTTTCCGTCTGCTCTAACTAATTGGATATACTTGCCACCAAACTTGTCGGCTGTGTTGATTCTCACTTTTGCCCCGTTGAATGTGTCAGGAACAATTAAGTCTGTACCGATAGGCATCGAGAAGTCTACTCCGTTATGAAACTCTTTCTTGCCGTTTAAAACTCTCCACCCATAAGGAGAAGTCATCTTGTAATCACCATTAAATATTTTTGTTTTCACCTTTTTATTTGCTAAGGTTAATTTGTTGAATCTATATTACAACTTTAATTGCCCCATGGGTAGGTCGGGCCATATAAGCCTTCCCAGCCACTGACATAATCTTTGTACATGTCAACACCGGCCTGATTGTATGCATTCTTTGGCCCTGAGTGGTAGTTGTGAATTGCTTGGTCAGAAAGACCCTTATTTTGTATTGCATTGAAATCGTTAATCATAGATGTCACCGCTCTGTCTGCCATTTCTGCTGGGTTCTCTGGGTCATATTTCAGGACAGAATCTGGATTTGCGTTATAACCAACATTCCATACATTTGTGTTTCTGCCTTTTATTCCTCCAGCGTCATAACCACCATGAGATTCAGCGTGAGACATACCAAGCATTGTTTCTAGAAGTGCTACTCTTGTGTTTGCATCTGCTTGAGGTGTTTGCTGCACTATCTCGTTCCATACTAATTGAATGTACTCAGGAGATAACGTTTCTTTAAACTTCCCGTTGCCACTGTAATTGTATGCGTCATAAAAATCCAAAGCTTTTTGCGGTACATTCCCTGCCTTTTCAGCCGGTGACCACATCCAGACCTCATCACTATTCGTATACATTCTACTACCAGGTATCTTCCCACTCTCGTCTGGCTTGGTCTGAGTTTGAGGTGCGCTTTGTTGAGTTGAAATACCCTTAACATTTGGAACAGCACTTGCTGGTTCTCCAAATCCAACACCAAGTTCTTGTCCGTACATTGGGCTGTTGACTGAGGACGGCATTGCTGCGTCCCTCGCCTGCCTGTCTATTGCGGCTTGTCTCTCCTGTTGTGCTCTTGCGAAATCCTCTTGCAATGAGGCATTGCTCTCTATTGTACCGTAAGCAGTATTGATTGGATTGATTGCATAATCACCAGAGGTCTTTTTCTGTATGTTTCTGTATAAATTAGAACCCAATATTTTAGCAGCTTTTCCAATACCAGGGCTTCCTTGTGGTGGTTTGATAAAATTTCGTAACAGTCCGTCTATTTTAAGATTCATTAGTTAATACTTGTTAATATAAAATCATAAATAACTTTTATAGCAACAACCATATTTATTGCTGTTGATATTCCGAACAATGTAAGCAACCACTCTACCTTTCTAAATAATCCTATAGTCCTCCCGAGTGTCTCTAACTTTGTTTCTTTATCTCCCGGTTCTTCTTCTACCATATCTTCAAACCACTTCAGGGCTGGTTTCGCCCTTTCAATAATCCCTGAATCGGTATTCCTCTTCGCATACAAATATGCAAAGTTTGCCCTTGCCTTTAACGTGTCCTCAACATCTACACCATCTTCTCCAAGCAAGAGTCTCTCAAGCCTGCGCATTATCTCAGTGTTACAATCAATTTTGCTTATAAGTTCTTTGTTCACTTTCAAAGCCTCCTCTTTGGCTATGCTTCTTACCTCTTGTCGTGTTAGTTCTTTTTCCATCGGTCTGGTTTAATTATATTAATAGTCATTCAAGCTGTATTCATCTAGCAATCCAGAGCCTGATTCCCCTACTGTTTTGCCAGACCTGACACTTTCTAGATAATCTTTCATTCTGTCTAATTTATTCTGCTGTGTTTCTTTGTCCTCAAACCATTTTGGCATAAATTCTTTCATGTACAGTTTGATTTCAGACTCGTTTGCTTGTGCACCTGTTCTTATTCTCAAAATGAGGTCCGCAGCATTATAAGCAGCATTTTGATAATTTTGATAATCTTTTCCTCCAACCATCTGAGAAGCACTACCACTGCCAATCACCTGGCTTTGAAGAACACCAGCGTTCTTTTCCAGTATATTCTCCATGTCAGCGATTGCCTTTAAGCCACTATCCGCACCAAGTTGATTTGTAGAAAGTTTACCGCCATCTTCCTGCCCAATACCCATCATGTCTGCGTATGTGCTTGCCACATTCCTATCTACTTGCCCACTTATGACACCCTGAGCAAGCAACTGCCGCGCCTCTTCTGGGTTTGTTTGTGCAAGCCGTGAGATTTGGTCTGTTATGCTTTGACCACCAGACATACTTTTTGCCATTTCCATTGCGTAATCAGCCTGTGCTGGGCTAATTTGTCCAGCTAAGACTGCCTGCATCAAGTCTTGTGTGAATCTGTTCATATCAAATTGCCTTTGTGGTTCCTGTCCACCCATCTGGTATTGTCCACCAGTCTGTCTTTGTATCTCGTCCAGTATGAGATTGCTTCTTGGTTGCCCTTGTGTTGGTTGCTGCCCTAAACCCATACTAGCCTCTGGTGAAACGCCCTGCTGTCCAAGTGGAGACACTGAACCCGAATCGGCCGCCTGCTGTTCGCTAGGTATCTGGCTTGATACCGAACCACTTGGCAGTATGCTTGACCCCGTCCTAGCACCAATCGTTGGAGCTACTTGCTGAATGAACCTAGCCGCTGGAGAACCAGACAGTCCAGTCTCGGCCACATTGGCTAGTTTCGACCCAGTTTTCATTGCCGTCTGCCCAAGCTTCCCTATTGGAATCCTTGGACCACCAAGCATACCAGGTATTGGAGCTGCTAAGTCTGTAGATTTTCTTGAGGCCTGTGTGATTGATTTTGAGAAATCATCCTGAAACCCAAAAAGGTCTTCTAGGTTCCCGACTGACTTGTCAAACTCTCTTATCCCAGGAGCTTTACTGGCAATATCGCCACTGACGGGACTTCTCCCACGAAGAGCATCCTTAAAAGAGGCTGCGAAAGCGTTATATACTTGAGCATCATTACTGTCCTTAATTCCGCCTCCAACAGTCCTCGCACTTTTCTGCCAACTCATAATTGCTTTGTCTACAGAATCTGCATCAAGGTTCCCATCATCTATCCAACTAGAAATCTGTTTCCAGGCATTAGTTTTTTGAGCGGCCTCCTTAGACATGCCAGACTTTGTCGATAGCCTTTCTAGAACATCTGATTTGACTGGTTCTGCAAAGCTTTTTGCCAGACCAGGCATCTCACTGATAGCATCACTCCTAAGCCCCTTTTGTGTGGCAATCTCGCCTTCGATGTTGTACAGCGATTCTTGCGGTATCTTCCCTGCAAGCTTCCTATTGTCTAAAAATGTAAGAATATTCTTCTCATCTGAAAAGTCCGTATTAAAGAAGCCGGAGTTTCTAGCTTGCCTATACAGAAGGTCCTTCTGTCTTGCTGGTAGTTTGTTTACATCATCTATGTTTTTGAGCTTCGAGTAGTCTATGTCTTGTCCACCAAGTAGGTCCCCAAACTCTCCAGCAACCGTAGACGTCAACCCAGACAAAACACCAGACAACAACGGGTTCTGACCCCTGTTCTTGTCAGCACCAAGCACACCCTGTGGTGCACCCAAAGCAAATCTTCCAGCGGCTCTAGGAATAAAACTTTTATTAGCAAGGGCTGGGTTTACGCCAGCACCAAGCATCCCCAGTGCCACCTGACCAAGCATTCTGTTCGTTGAGGTCTCTGGACTGGAAATAAAAGATTGCCTCTCTTCTGTGTCCAACAAAGAGGTGTCCGTTGCCATCTTCTTCGCCTCTGGAGTCCAGTTGTATTCACGAGCTATGCGGTTATCAACACCAAGCTGATTAAGTAGTGTACCAAAAATGTCGCTTATCCCACCAGTAGCCGCAGACAGACCTGTTCTCCCTGCAACACCAAGAGCCGTCTGACCACCAAATGGGTCATAGTTCCATTTGGTTTCCTTGTCTTTGTCAGTCATTCTATTAAACTGGTTGGCAAGCTCGTACACTGGTAATAAGGCACTAGCGCCAAGTGTCCTTGGAGCCTCCGTTGCCCCCTTCAAAAGCCCAATTATAAAAGGGTCGTCTGTACCACTCTTGTTAAATGCTCTTTGTAACCAAGTTGCCATTATTCTTTATATAAAATTTATAGTATTGGGTTTGGCGTCATATACTGTGAACTTGTATTCCCAAGTTGCTGCCATAACCACTCTGGATTCAAATTATAATTAAGTTCCCGTGCATTACTCATCAATGTATTAAATGCGTTGTCTATTCCTCCGTAATTATATCCGCCGTACGCATAACTACCAGCCCCTTGTCCTCTTTGGCCAGCTATGTTGTTTGCAATATTCTGAATGCTACTCAACACCTCACCTTTCGTTGGCGCCTGTCGGGAAGACTGTTCGCCGTAATAGTCTTCAAGGTTTGGATTCCACCCACCTCCTCCACCTCCGCTAAGTGACTTTTGTAGCTGTCTGTTCTTTTCTGCCTCTGCTTCCGCTTGTGCCATTTGGTAAAGTGACAATGTTCTGTTGTATTTATCCGCTAAGTTCTGTTGTCCAATTTGTGATGCTTGAAGTGCATTATTATACATGTCGTTCATTTGTCCGCCTAGATAGTCAGAGTATCTTTGTGAGCTCTGTAGGCCACCCGTCATAGAGCCAAGTTCCCTGCCTATAACACCCATTTTCTGGTTCGGGCTTAGGTCTATTGCGGTCGACCCGGCCATACCAGGCCCCATTGATGTTGTGTCCATAAATCTTCCGAGGTAATCTCCCATCTGTTTTTGCGTTACACCAAGACTTTCTTTAAGCATTGGTGAGTATGCTTTTTGAATTTGTGTTTTAATTTCTGATGGTAAATTAGCATCATAGGCAGATAACTGCTTTTCTGTGTCTGTTAATTGTCCACCTAATGTTTCTAAATCCATTGTTTTATATTAATAATTTATCCATAAAATGGAGAGCTAGATTCTCCGACTCCGTATGCTGTCCCGTACTGCTTAATGGCTTCCTCCGCAGTCGGTATTGTATAGTCAGGCATGTCCTCTCCTGGTTTGACCTGCATCCTTGCTTCATTCCAACTATTCACGGTTGGCTCATACCACAAGTTTTGAATTCCACCTTTTTGTTGCCCCATCCAGTCTTGTAGTGTAGCAAGCCTATTTCTTTCCGCACTTGCTCTCAGGTCACCAAGGCCTTTCAATCCTCTACCGAACCTCTGTCCGCCCCGGTTTGTTAAATTATACATATAGTCTGTGTATTGGTCCTTGAATTGCCTTTGAGCTTCTGGGTTGATTTGTGACTCTCCAGCAACCTGCACTCCAGGTGCGAGTCTTTCATTCCAGACTTTTTCATAATCACCTACTAGATTCTCGAACTGTGGTATTTCACTTGCAGTCTTAAGTTGCCCCGTGAGTGGGTCTGTGTATGTCCTGGAAAGTGGCTTTTCTGTTACTGCTGGTGCTGGTGCTGTTTGTGCTGGTGCTTGACCAGGGAGTCCAGATTTGAAATAGTTGTTCTTTTTAAGCTGATTTAGAAGGTTGATATTTTGCTCGTAACTTCCTTTGTATGCTCCTTGCGGACTGCCCAGCATCTCGTACAGTTGCCTGTTTCTTTCTTTCCATGTACCAGTAAGGCCAGGGACATTCATAATTTCTTGATAAAGGTATGCCATGTGTGCACCTCTAAAATTAACAATATGTTCCTGCTGCTGATTATGTATATCAGTAATTACTTACTGATTATTTATAATTATACTACATTATTATTTTTGTATAGTCTAGTGAACTATCTAGTCATTAACCCACACCTGCCATTTAAATCCAACAGTGTCCCCAGCTGGTGGGTAAGTTGTTGCCCCTCCACCAAAGATATCTGCAAAGTGAATGTTTATTTTGAGCTGTGTACTTGTCACGTCATATTCATACCATAAATCCACAGGGGTAGTAAATATATATGGCAATATTTCAAACTGAGTACCATACAAGCCACCTCCGAGAGTATCTATATATACAAGAACATTTGGAACATATCCGTAATTGTGGGTTATTGTTTTCAAAGTTGTCACACCAGGCGATATGGAGGATGGCAACGTTATTTCCTCGTAGCCCTCTAAACTCTCTTCTATTTTGGGATAATCAAATCCGCTATGTACGGCACATTGTTCTGGTGTTGCCGTATTTACATCGTATCCTGGTAAAGATATTTTGAATACATTGTCTGTTTCTACCGATATTTTACCCATTTGTAGTTAGTGTATCTTTAAATAATATATATGCCCAATTACAACCAATTGGAAATGAGATGTAGAAAGATATCTGCGAAGTTGTAGAAACAACATTCATAGTATCAAACGCAGTAACAAAAAAATATTCACCTGCATTAGAATTATCCTCTTGATATATAAAATACATTGGTTTATAACCAAGATTATGTGTTACTGTCACCCCCTGCACCTTGCTAGGTGTGTAACCAGATTTGTGTATCATTAGTTGCCTGCAGTCACTTCTTATTCCAAAATCCCTTTTGTCTGTAGATTCTACACTTTTTCCTGGCAAAGATACTAGTATTCCATAATCATCATCTACAACACCAGGTGTTGCGTCTGACAAGTTTATATTACTAGCCTCATAGTTTGTTTTTATTGGTCTTCTAAATACTTTCCATTTGATATTTATATTAGCGGAAACATAACCGCTAAACCAGACCTTTTCATCATCACACCTGAAATAAGAAAGTGAACAAAAGCCACCACTAACTCTGTGTGCATAGAAAACTGGCTCATATCCAAGATTGTGGGTATATAATGTTTGTGTTACTATGCCTGCACCACCACCTGGAACATTGATTGTAATATCTCCTTCAGCTTCTATCGGCAACAAAGGCCACTCACTACTAAAAGCAAGTTGCTTGTCACTGGCTGTGTTTACGTCGTATCCAGTACGACTAACTTTTATTCCTGTTGCCATGGTTAGAAGTCACCAATTAAAACCCTGTCATTAATCCCGTCTCTTGTAACAATGTTTCTGTTTTTACCGTCAATCCTAATCTGCTTACTTCCCAAATACAAAATCCCTTCACTTCCTATGATTCCACCGGTAATACTGTTTGCATCAGTTGTTGTCCTTAGAGTCATAGAAACAGAAGAATTCTCTCCAATGAATAAGTTCCTATCAAGGTAAACGTCAAACCCTGCCTCTGTTATATTTTCTGTATCAACAATTATTTCCATTAGACTGCTACTTTACCAAAACTTAATGGTGTTGCTATAAAACCAACAGTCTCTATGGTCACTGTAGATGTGCTTACAAACTTCAAAGAATGTGTGAATCCATTGCACTGTGTTGTGGGCAGTATCTTTGCAACTGTTACTGTAGAACTACTTGGTAATGTATCAAGAGTTGCATAACTACCACCGTTGGCAGAGTAAGTAACTGTTACGTCCCCGCCAGATTTATATTTAACATAAAAGGCCGACACCCTATACTCTATCGTTGGGTCGCTAAATGTGTAGTGTGGCGTTCTTGCTTCAATAGATATCGTACTTGTCCCTGTTCCACTGTCTGCATCTGTAGTGCCAGTGTTCATTTTATAAACAGCTAGGTTTGTCTTCTCTCCGTAATATAAGTCTTTTGCCCCACTTGAGTTGATGAATGTTGAATATACTACAGGCTCGTCATCTCTTGAGTTGATTGTCCATGCTCCAGAAGCAACATCGAACACAAATTCTGCATTTGTTATTGCACTTGCAGGCGCGCCACTCACTGTGGATAAGTCACCGACTGACAAGTAATATTTGCCGTCAAATGCTCCAGCACATAGTTGAGAAATGTTAGAAGTGTTAATCAAATCAAACAACCCATATCCATCAACATCGTCTTTAATCTTGTTTGATATATCAACAGGTCTGTTTGCACCGTTGTACAAATAGATTGCTTCTCTATCAAACCATATTAAATTACCCTCTACATTCTGAATAGTCCTCTCGTTGGCACAACCAAATCCAGGCATTTTATAAGACCATGTAGATTGTGGGTCCCATAAGTACATATTATCCTCATCAAAACTTACAAATTTCTCTTGAAAAGAAGTGATTCCTGTGCACTTTCCGTCTTGTGTAAGGTAGTTAATCAACACATAAACAGTATCGTTGTCCCACGTTGAAGTATCTCCATCAACCGTTACCTGTGTGGCACTTGTAAACTCTGTTATGAATCTTATAACACCGTCAGTCGAATTGTATAAAAAGGCATCCCCCTTGTGGTAAGCCTCAAACACATCTCCCGTTGTAGTTACTGTATTGGCCCCTGCAGAATCAGCATTTGCACTACACGTTCCTGTTGTGTCATAAAACCTGTCCGTGTTGGGGTCTGTGTAAAATACTGTGTTTGGTTTTATTGAATTTCCACCAACCGCAAGTATTGCTTTATTGACTGCTAGGTAATGACCACCAATCTTTGGGGTTACATCTGTTATTGTCGTTCCTGTAGTGTAAGCAAGAGCTGTTGCCCCGTCCTCACTGCCGAGGTACATTCTATCCAAGAAGTTGACCATATTAACTTTCTTTGAAGCTGGCCACTCATCATCATCCACAGAAGTCCAAGTGTCGGTTCCGTTAAACTTTTCTAAGTCCCTGTTACATATTCTGAAAAATGTATGCGTTCCGTCTGATTTGTCATAAGTCCCTAATCCCCATACTCTGTCGCTTCCAGAGGTTGTACTTCCTAATTTTGTAGTACCTTTTCTGTTTGCCCAAACGCCTAGCTTATCAAGGATTATGTTCTTTAAAAGAGTAGATTCGTTATTCTCAACAAGTCTCTCGTCAACTGATTGGTTAATACCTCCACTTAGGTTTTGGTACCAGAATGTCTTAGGGTTTATGTTTATATTCATCTGTGTTTACGGTTAAATATCTCTATTCCACATCCTTTTGTTTCTTCTGCTTGGAACTACTCTTGGTGTTCCTGAAGCTCTTGTTAAGGCGTAGTTTGCAACCATTTCCATCTTTGCTACCTGGAACCTTTGCTCGAATCTATCTGCTTCGTCAAGCCTCATTAACTTTCTTAAAGCATCTGCCGTACCACCTAGCACTAAAAGATTGTGACTGCCAAGAGGTAGCCTTGGAACGTCTGCATCTGCACTTAGGTCTGCAGGCTTTTCAATATATTCAATTTCAATTCCGCTTGCTACGTTCTCAGTTGCCTCTGGGAGTATTCCAATTGCAGTTGTAGGAACATCACTTATTTTGACTGTTGTTGGATACCATATTGGGCTCTCCTCGCTATATGTTTCATTCCCGTACTCGAATACTTTGTTTTTGTCTTTGTAAGTACATGTTCTGTAATAATCAGCGTCACTGTCGTATTTGACTGATATTCTCTTAATGCTTCTTAGGTCTGTAGCGTTTCCACCAAGTCCGAATTCATGGCCAAGAACGTATATCGTATCTCCGTCCCATGTGTCTGCTATTGTTGTGTCTAGTGTAACAGTTGTTGCGGAAGTGTATGCTGTGATTGTTGCCTTTTCTCCGTCTGTCGAGTTGTAGACAGAATCACCCACCATACCATTGTTAAAAATGCTCGCCGAGGCGACTAAGGTTGTAGATGTAGAACTTGCTGATGCTGTTCCTGTTGTCTTGTAAAAGTTCAACTTACCTACCTGAAGAAAATCTTCTGGGTATTGTGTTGATAGCATTGGGAATAGTTCATCAAGATACCTGTCGTTTACCCAGTTTCCTATATCGGTTGCTGTTATGTCTCTTGAAGAAATAATGTCCCCACTAGAATCTACATATCCAATATTACTTCCGATACGCTTTTTTATATTTGTAAATGTCATTGGATAGACTTAATAATTTATATAAGTATTGTACATTTATGAACCACTTATGTCTATGACAGATATTGATGCACTCGTGTTATCAGTTATTGTCATATTGCTACCAGTATCATCAGAAATTGTGAGTGAAGACCCATCCTGTCCGCTGACGTATGCCGAAAGCCATTTCGCAGTAAGAATGATATCGTTTAGTATCAGTTCCCCGAAATTAAACCTATTAAGATTTGTTCCCTCGGTGTCTTGAGATACCAAATTGTCTGTAGTTGTTATTTGACTTCCTGTTAAGTCTGTTACTGTTGCCATAATCAATTATACATTATGTAATATTCTTAAACGCAGGCAGTGGATACTTATTTCCTATTACAGGAGTGTCCGTACTCTCTGTGTAGTATACTTTAATTTGAATATGGTCTACAAATGCACCATTATATGAGTTCGAGAAACTCACACTAAATACAACCCCAAAATCTTCATCGTTAATATCTGTAGCAGACCAAGTTTCTCCCCATAAATCAGAAGAAGAGCCATAAGAAATATAAGTGTAATCAACTGGTAATACTGCATTGGTAGACTGATTTGTTGAACCTATGCTCCCGTCCTGTTTTACTATACTAATAATATTTTCGGTATTATTACTATAGTCACTATATCCTTCATGTCTTATCTCGACTAAAATTCCATTAATTGTTGCACCACTGGGAACTTCCAAACCAAAATTGGTTGCTTTAAGATAGTTGGAATCCTCACCTGACCCATAATCATATCCATCGACTGGGATATCATCGTTTTCCTTCGCATTATTAACGGAACACCACATCCAATCCCCTATTGCATCATCATTTACCACTGTTCCCGGACTTACCCAACCTGTATCAGCCATGTGTAACTCCTAAATAAAATAACATAAGTACAATCATAATCGCCCTATGAAAT